TATCATTGCTTCAAGCGATTTGCGACAACTCTACTGAACGTGAAAATGAGGTATATGGCTGTTATTACACTGGCTGCCTATACTTCGGGACGGAGAATAATTCGTACCAAGTAAGCAAAAAAAGATTTAGAAATGCTTACTTGGTTATTTCACAGGAGTAGATATATGCCGAAGAGTAAGAAGGCAGTAGTTAAGGCTGGTCGTCTTTCCATTGCCGATATGCGCGCATTGGTTAACAAGAAGGCCGGCCAAGAAGTGGCTCATAACCTTAAGGAAAACAACCCTACAGAAGTAACTGACTGGATCCCCACAGGCTCACGCTGGCTGGATTCTATCATTTGCCGAGGAAGGTTGGCTGGCCTCCCGGTCGGTAAGATCTGCGAAATCGCCGGTCTCGAAGGAACTGGCAAGTCCTATATGGCAGTCCAGACAGCAGCCAACGCCCAGAAGATGGGAATCGATGTTATTTATTTTGACTCGGAGTCTGCAGTTGATCCCGGCTTCCTCGAAGCTTCAGGGTGCGACCTCAGTAAGATGCTCTACGTTCAGGCTACCTCAACTGAGATGGTACTAGAGACTATCGAAGAGCTCCTTGGCTCAAACTCCAACCGTATGTTGTTTGTTTGGGATTCTCTTGCTAATACCCCTTGCGAGAGTGATCTAGAGACTGACTTTAATCCCCAGCGTACTATGGCTGTCAAGCCACGTATTCTATCAAAGGCATTCTCCAAGCTAACAATTCCAATTGCAAACACAAATTCAACTCTTCTAATCATCAACCAGCTTAAGACTAACATCACAAGCAACATTGCAGAAGCATTGACTAATCCTTACTTCACTCCCGGTGGCAAGGCAGCGGCTTACGCATACAGTCTTCGGATTTGGCTCACTGGTCGTAAGTCAAAGGCAAGCTTTATTCTTGATGAGCGCGGTTTCCAAGTCGGCTCTGAGGTTAAGGCTAAGATCAAGAAGTCACGCTTTGGCTCGCTCCATCGCGAATGTACTTACAAGATCATTTGGGCTGGCGGCGAAGCTAAGATTCTTGATGAAGAAAGCTGGCTAAACGCGATCAAGGGCTCAAGCCAGTTGGTTCAGAAGGGTGCTTGGTTTGCACTGCAGTACGAAGATGGCACAGAAGAGAAGTTCCAGTCCGCTCACTGGGAAGATAAGCTCAAGGATGAGAAGTTCCGAGCGCGTGTTCTAGAGATTATGGATCAGGAAGTTATCGTTAAGTTCCAGAATGCTGAAGGTGATGCAGCATCATTCTTTGATGTCGATGGCACGTCAGGAGACGCTTGACAGTTACTTGACATTTAAACAATTACCCCACTGCCCTCTCTATGCTATAATCTAAGCGTAGGGAGGGCTTTGGTGTCTAAGCGAAGCGAAAGATTTTTGAAGATCGCGGCCCGCATTGCAGAGGGTAGCGGCAACCGCGATTACCGTCACGGCGCAGTCCTTGTGAAGGGTGGCAGTGTTGTCAGCACAGCTTGCAATAATCTGCGTTTCGTCAACTGGGCGTCCAGATTCCGTGATCACGGATGTGGCCACGCTACTCACCACGCAGAGCTTGGGGCAGTACTAGGCGTTGACAAGTCGGTCACGAAGAATGCAGTCATCTACGTTGCACGTATTGGACGTCAGGGTCACCACCGACTCTCTAAGCCCTGCCCAATGTGCGTAGCCGTAATGAGGCACGTCGGCATCAAGAAGGTCGTCTACACAGTCGATGACGGTGAATATGAGACAATCAACCTTAAGCACGAAAATGAAGATTACTTTTACAAGGAGCAAGAAGAATGAGCGAGCAGAGCAGGATCGTAGTGATTGATGGACTTAATATGTTCCTACGGAATTACATTATCAACCCCAAGATTTCAACAAACGGAAATCCGGTAGGCGGCCTCGTGGGCACATTGGGCTCTCTGAGGAAGGTTATCCGAGAGACCAAGGCAACTACTGCAATTGTTTGTTGGGACGGCCCCGGAGGCTCCCTACGCCGTCGTGAGGTCATTAAGGAGTACAAGGAAGGCCGCAAGCCTATCAAGAAGAACTACGAGATTGACGGAATGGACAAGCAGTCAGAGCGGGAGAACCAAGTCTGGCAGCAATCATTGCTTATGGAGCTCCTTAACAACACTCCAGTACTTCAGCTTATGTTGCCCGGTGTTGAGGCCGATGACGTTATTTCTCACATTGTAAATCACTCACATTACCGTGGCGATCAGAAGGTTATCGTTTCTTCGGACAAGGACTTTATCCAGCTTCTAGACGACGAGACAATCCTCCTCCGCCCAATCCAGAAGAAGATCTTGACCCGTGTTAGTGTACGAGAGGAGTACGACATCACGCCAGAGAACTTTGCCCTCGCCCGCGCTATTGCCGGCGACAAGTCAGACAACCTTGTTGGTGTTCCACGCGCTGGCCTCAAGACCATCGCAAAGCGCTTGCCTTTTATGGCGGACAGCGTTGCATACGGCCACGATCACCTAGAAGCTTATTGCCAAGAAAAGCTTGGTGGTGTTAAGTTCTACCGTGACGTCTTGGAGAATATGCAGCTTGTTCAGGACAACTACCGCGTTATGAACCTCAACCCTCCTAGCATCTCAGTGAATGGGAAGGCTAAGATCGACTATGCCATCGAGAACTTCGACTACTCTCTAAATCTTACAGAATTGAAAAAGATTTCTATGACCAACGGATTTGCTGATTTTGACTGGTCCGGTTTGTCAGGTATGCTCAAGAGAATGGTAGAGCACAATAAAAGTGCTTGACGTAGAGCCCCGCTTGAGCTAAAATAAAAATCCGAGGTAACAGTATGATTAAACAAACCGCTTCATTCTCGAAGTACGGCAAGAACTTCCAAGAAGATCTTTGCCATCTGATCCTGAACGATAGGCCGTTCGCAGACAGAATCTTTGAAGTTCTTGATGAGAACTTTCTAGAACTTAAGTACCTACGTGTATTTGTGAATCTTATTCGCAACTACCGTGAGAAGTACAAGATTCATCCAAACTACAAGGTGATGGTTAGCATCATCAAGTCAGGCTTGGGCGATGCTAACGACGCTACAAAGAAGCAGGTTATTGATTATACTGCTCGCATTATGGCGACATCAGACATTGAAAACTCTGAGTTCATCAAAGATACTTCTCTTGACTTTTGTCGCAAGCAGAAGCTTAAGGAAGTAATGATCAAGTCGGCTAGACTCATCAATGAATCTTCTTTTGATGAAATCACAACTTTGATCTCTGATGCTATCAAGCTCGGCGCTTCAAACGATTTTGGGTATGATTACCTTGCAGACTTTGAGAAGCGCTACGAACTCAAGACTCGTGATCCAGTCACTACAAACTGGTCTGAGATTGACCGCATCACAGGCGGCGGCCTTGGTTCTAGTGAGCTTGGCGTTGTAGTCGCGCCTACAGGCGCTGGCAAGTCTATGGTCCTCGCTCATCTCGGAGCTACGGCAGTTAAGGCCGGCAAGACAGTTGTCCATTACACTCTGGAGCTAGCAGATACTGTTGTCGCTCAGAGATATGACAGTTGCATTAGCGGCGTCAATCTTAGCGATTTGTTCCAGTACAAGGACCTAATTAAGGAGACTGTCGAGGGAATCGATGGGACTCTTATCGTTAAGGAGTACCCGACAAAGACTGCATCTGTAGAGACGCTGCGTAACCATATGGAACGTTTGATTGCACGCGATGTAAAACCTGATATGGTTATTGTCGACTATGGCGATCTTTTGAAGCCAGTTAACAAAAATAGAGAAAAAAGAGTGGAGTTGGAGTCTATTTATGAAGGTCTGCGCTCACTCGCACAGCAATTTAAGTGTCCAGTTTGGACCGCATCACAGACAAATAGGTCAGGGCTAAATGCAGAAGTTATTACAATGGAATCAATCTCGGAGGCTTTCTCCAAGTGTTTCGTTGCAGACTTCATTTTTACCGTATCACGAACTATCGAAGATAAGCAAAGTGACGCTGGTAGAATTTTTGTAGCAAAGAATAGATTTGGTCCTGACGGTCTGGTGTTCCCGATAGAAATGAGAACTGCTAATGTCTTTATCAACGTGAAGACGATGCAGTCAATTAATAGTAGTGGTCAAGTTATGAGCAATCTAACAGCGACTACACAGTCAGATATTCTCAAAGAGAAGTATAAGCAATTCAGACAGCAGAAGAAAGATAAAATCACCAACGGAGAAAAGTAATGGAAATCGCATCAAAGATCCTTTCAGATATTACAGTCCATATGAAGTATGCTCGTTACGATGCCGACAAGGTACGTCGCGAGACCTTCTCTGAGATTGTCGACCGCAATAAGGCTATGCACATTAAGAAGCACCCACAACTCGCAGAAGAGATTGAGGCAGCCTATCAATTTGTTCACGCACGCAAGGTGCTGCCTTCAATGCGTTCAATGCAGTTCGGTGGCAAGCCTATCGAAGTTGCGCCAAACCGTATTTACAATTGCGCCTATATGCCAATTGATGACCTACGTTCTTTTTCAGAAGCTATGTTCCTTCTCCTTGGTGGAACCGGCGTCGGCTTCTCTGTTCAACGTCACCACGTTGAGAAGCTTCCAGAGATTTCAAAGCCACGCACAAATCGCACCCGTCGCTTCCTAGTTGCTGATAGCATCGAGGGCTGGGCTGATGCTGTAAAGGCTCTACTCTACTCATACACCCGTGGCACATCAAAGATCCGTTTTGACTTCTCCGACATTCGTCCAAAGGGTGCTCGTCTCGTTACTTCTGGCGGTAAGGCTCCCGGCCCACAGCCACTCAAGGAGTGCCTTGTAAAGGTTGAGGGTATCCTTGCTAACAAGCAAGATGGCGACAAGCTAAGCCCACTTGAGGCGCACGATATTATGTGCCACATTGCTGATGCTGTCCTAGCTGGTGGTATCCGTCGCGCAGCACTAATCTCGCTCTTCTCCGCAGACGACGAGGAAATGATTTCCTGCAAGAGCGGCAACTGGTGGGAGACCAACCCACAACGTGGTCGTGCAAACAACTCCGCAACTCTACTCCGTCACCGAATCACTGAGGAGTACTTTGCAGACCTCTGGGAGCGTATCCGTGCTTCTGGTGCAGGTGAGCCCGGTATTTATCTTTCAAACGACAAGGACTGGGGAACCAACCCTTGCTGCGAGATCGCACTCCGACCTTACCAGTTCTGCAACCTTACAGAGATCAACGTAAGTGATGTGGAATCACAGGAAGACTACGAGGCTCGTGTCCGTGCAGCAACCTTTATCGGCACACTGCAGGCTTCATACACCGACTTCCATTACCTCCGTCCAGTATGGCAGCGTCACACCGAAAAGGATGCACTTGTAGGCGTTTCTATGACCGGTATTGCTTCAGGTCGCATCCTCGATCTCGATATGGCAGCAGGCGCTGCTGTAGTCAAGGAAGAGAACGCTCGCGTTGCAGACCTTCTAGGAATTAGACCAGCTGCCCGTACTACCTGCGTCAAGCCTGCAGGAACTACTTCACTAACTCTAGGTACCTCTTCCGGTATCCACGCTTGGCACAACGATTACTACATTCGTCGTATCCGCGTTGGCAAGAACGAAGCAATCTACTCTTACCTCTCAGAGTACCACCCAGAGTTGGTTGAGGACGAGTACTTCCGACCACACGACACCGCTGTTATCTCAGCTCCGCAGAAGGCACCAGAGGGCGCTATTCTACGCTCTGAGACCGCTCTTGAGCTCCTAGAGAGAGTTAAGCGCGTCAGTGTTGAGTGGGTCAGAGGCGGCCACAGAAGCGGCCAGAACACACATAATGTTTCTGCTACAATTAACATTAAGGAACACGAGTGGGATGAGGTTCGCGACTGGATGTGGGCAAACCGCGCACACTACAACGGCCTATCAGTGCTCCCTCACGACGGGGGCAGCTACATCCAAGCTCCCTTTACCGACAGCACAAAGGAAGAGTATGAGGAAATGCTCAAGCACCTTACAGAAGTAGACGTCCGTAACATCATCGAGACGCAGGACGATACTGATCTTGCAGGCGAGATTGCTTGCGGCCCATCAGGGTGTGATCTAATCTAAGGTTTATTGGCATTCTCGTACCTCACAAACTATTTATTAATATAAACCTGTGGGGTGCGAAATGCCAAAACTCAAAGATTTAAGTGGTAAGAGATTTCATAATTTGCTGGTACTAGAGCGGGCTAGCGCAAACAGACAAGGCTCAGCAACTTGGCTGTGCCAGTGTGATTGCGGTAACCAGAAGGTCTACTCTAGTGACCATCTTACAAGAAAGAGAGGTCCTGTTAAAAGCTGCGGATGCAAGATGACAAAAAGGGGTCCAGATCACCCACAGTGGAATGGTCACGGAGAGATTAGCGGAAGATGGTTTTACCATCACGTAACTCGTGAAAGATTTCAAGGTGACAGAACTAGGGTTCCGGTCGAGGTAACCATCGAACAGATCTGGGACCTCTTCTTGAAGCAGGAAAGGAAGTGTGCGCTGACTGGTATGGAGCTGACAATTAGCCCCACAGCCCAATACAACGACGCTTCAATTGACAGAATCGATAGCTCAAAAGGATATGTAATTGACAACATTCAGTGGGTACATAAGCACGTTAATATGATGAAGAGAACATATTCACAAGATTATTTTATAGCTATGTGTAAGAAGGTAGCCGAGCACAATGAATAGAACTAATTAGAATAAATCGCCCTCGGATATTGTCAAATGTATCCGAGGGCGTTATATTATCAATGGAGCAAAACGATGTTTGGGAAATCAATTAAAGAAATGGTTGGCTTTACGCTAGGTGTTGTATTTGGCAGTGTTATCGCTACTATCACAACACACTATGCTTACTTGCTAATGCACGGCAGCCCACAAGTTACTGAGCTGCTACAGATTAATGAATGCCTCATTGAAAGGCATCAGGAACTCAATGGAGAAGGTAATGTCAGAAATTAAGGTACACAACAAGAGAGTCCTCGTTCAGCTTGTAGAGAAAGAGCAGAAAGAGAAGGGCTTTTTTCTAATGCCAGAGACAGCTGAAGATAAGTCAGAGTGGACGCTCGCCTTGGCTATCGACGTTGCAAGAGAAGAAGATGCACACCTAGTAGACCGTATGGTACTATTCCCAACTCATATGTTGGAGACTTTTGAGCACGGCGGAGAGACTTTCCACTTCGTTCAGGAGAACTACATTGTGGCGTCTTTCGCGGAGTGATATAGGTGTCTAAACTAGATAGACATATTTATAAAACTTCAGAAGTAGTGATTGGTGGCTGTCTGGCCACCTTTCTTTTTGCTTATTATACGGGCAAGAAGGTAGCGTTTGTGGAAGCACAGCCACCTTTCCTATTTGATGAAGTAGCTGGTAACGCAATTCCGGGGATTGAGCCAAACTTCGGACATACCTTCCCAGCCGTACAAGTGTGGGAATATTTGCTATTTGCTCTGGGAATGAATGGGCAAATAATTGGCTCTGACTTGAATCGCTCTATTCGTGTGGATGATGGTATGTTAAAGATCACCACAGAGTATTCAAGGATGACAAGAGTGGAATTTGAAAAGCTATGGGTGTTTGACCCCCGGCAGGTCAAGGGCCTGCCTCCAGCAAGAAAGATTAAGAAGAATCTTAACAGAGTGATTGACTGGGTGAATGTCAAGAAAGGCAGCAACCACACCCACACATTCCACCAGAATGAAGATAAGTTTATGAACAAAGTGTGGTGGTATAACTCTCCACGTTTTGATAACAGTAATCTTAAAGACTGTGTGGTCGAGTCGTATCTTACCGACGAGCAAGTAAGAGACTTTGACTATTCAGAAACCATCGTGCGTATGGCACTCGAAGAGCTGTACAAAGACAAGGAAATTACAAAATACCCTAGACTAGACCACGCAGAACGTGTTATAATAGAGGACATTGATTATGTTTTCGACACACAGGAAAATGTAGAGCACGTAAGGCCCGATGCAGACTACATTATTGATCAATGGAAATCTGAAGAGGTCAGTCCATATGTCAAGTTTTTTCCATCTAGCAGGTATAGTTCCGGTCGCATCACCGCCGACAGGGTATAATCTGCCTTGGGACGATTGCCTGATCCCAATCGCACCTGACTATCTGGCAATTGACAATGCTATCTATCAGGCAGCAATGGCAGGCTGTGAGACAATCTGGGTTGTTGGCAATATGGAAACCGTTCCGCTTGTAAGAAAGCGCATCGGTGATTTTATTTATGACCCAACGACAATTGGCAGCAATCCTTTTTCAAAGAATCCCGACAAGCACAGAAGACTGGTGTCAATCTATTATGTCCCGATCACGGAGTTTGAAGGACATAGGTCAAATTGTCTTCCTTGGTCCATCATCAAGGGGGCGGAATTTGCAAACGACATTAGTGGCGCAATCAGCAAGTGGACAAGACCTAAGATGTTCTGGGTCTCTTTTCCGTATGGCATCACGGAGCCAAAGCATCTTCGTGAGTTTCGAAAGAGCATTTCGAAGGAGCAGAATACTTTTCTTCGTTATGATGAGGAAACAGTACTCGATGGCAAGCATCTTCCCTTTACATTTGGCCAAGAAGACTTAGCAAGGTTCTTAGAGCATTTTAGAGAGTATGAGAACCAAATGTCAATAAACAGTCAAGACGAGGATGAATACTTTACAGAGAAGGCCACCCTTGGTATAATAGTAAAAGAAAGCGAGATGAACATAGACAACGTTATCGACTTGTCTTGGTATCATCAGATTGACAGTTGGGACAACTATCGAAGCTTTCTATCAGATAGCGAGACTAGAGAAGTAAAGAGTCCCGGCAAAATATTTATCCACTATAAAGAGTGGAACCCTATTTCGGAGGAATTGTGAAGACTTGGAACGAACCCGGACGTGGCCGCAAGGGCTGCCCAAAGTGTGGTATTTATATCGGTGTTAGGTCTATGAAGTGCCAGTGTGGCTTTTCTTGGATCATTGAGCCACGTAAGCCAGCGCCAAAGAAGAAGGTTGCGGCTACACAAGAGTCCGGCTCTAGCGGCGAAGGCTCAGGTCTTAGCCTTATTCACGCACCTCCCGGCTTCTGTCCGGTCGAACTTAAGGGCCTTGAGACAGAGCAGGTCCGTCAGTGGCTCAAGGAGCTAGTGAAGTTCCACCTCGCAAACAAGCAGCTGCTTAAGCCTTACGCAGCAAAATACTATGGTCGCCTGTTTTACGGAGTCTTTACAGACGAGTACTTTGAACTGTCGCAGAAAATTGATACAATGGCTGTGGAGGTAGGTCTATATGTCGACTGAAAGAACACAACCAACAATCCCATTCGTGGGACTTCACGCACACAGCGTAGCAGGATCGATCTTCGATGCGCTAGGCTACCCAAGCGCCCATATGGATTTCGCATATGAAAACGGTATGAACGCGCTAGCTCTGACCGACCACGGAAATCAAAATGGTTTGGCACATCAGGTTCTCCACGCCAAGAAGATGATGGAGGCTGGCAAGGAGTTCAAGCCCATCTTCGGATGCGAAGCTTACTTTATTCCTTCACACGAAGAGTGGAAGACTGATTACGAAGAAGTAATGGCCGACAAGAAGAAGGCACAGGCAGCCAAGCGTGCCGACACTAGCGGCGCAACTGTAGAGGACGAGAACGCCAGTAAGAAGGCGGCCAAGAGCGTCCTTAACCGACGTCGACACCTTATCCTTCTGGCGCAGAATCAAACTGGTCTTGAGAACTTGTTCAAGCTGGTTTCCGATTCATACCGAGACGAAAACTTCTACCGCTATCCTCGCGTTGATTATAAGATGCTACAGGAGCACTCTGAAGGCATCATCGCGGCCTCCGCTTGTTTGGGTGGGGTCTACGCTGGATGTTTGTGGGAGAACCGCGAGGAGGGCGATGAGGCTGTCCTAGCGGCTATGCGACAGGTCACCGAGCGTATGATCTCTATCTTTGGAGATCGGTGGTATGGTGAGCTACAGTGGAACAACGTGCCAGAGCAGCATCAGCTAAACAAGTTTATTATTCAGATGCACGAAGAGTACGGTATTAAGCTTATTTCTACTGCAGACTCTCACTACCCTTCGAAGGAGGCTTGGAAGGATCGCGAGCTTTACAAGCGTCTAGGCTGGCTAGGAAAGGGTCGCCCACAATGGGCAGACGAGACAGAGCTCCCTGAGAACGTCGACGAGATCGGCTATGAGCTTTACCCAAAGAATGGCGACGAGATGTGGGCGGCATACCAGAAGTACTCTGCCGAATGCGACACAGAGTATGATGATGAGCTAGTGATGAATTCCATCACAGAGACTTACAGCATTGCCCACGACCGTATCGAAACATTCACGCCTGATAATACAGTCAAGCTCCCCTCTTTCGTTGTCCCGGCAGGCGAGACCGAAGATAGCGCACTAGAGAAGTTCTGTATGGAAGGTCTCCGCGCAAAGAATCTACACACCAACAACGAGTACACAGAGCGTCTTCGTTACGAGCTTGGCGTTATCTCTAGCCGTGGATTCTCAAAGTACTTCTTGACTATGAATGAGATCGTAAAGATTGCAAACGAGAGTATGATCACAGGTCCGGGTCGCGGTTCTGCAGCTGGCTCGCTTGTTGCATATGCCCTTGACATCACGCAGGTCGACCCGATCAAGTACGGCCTACTCTTCTCCCGGTTCCTTCGCACAGATGCAAAGGACTACCCAGATATTGACTTTGACGTTTCTGACGCAATGGGTATCAAGGATATTCTTATTGAGCGCTGGGGCGACAATGTAGTTGCTCCAATCTCAAACTGGAATACTTTGCAGCTCAAGTCACTAATTAAGGACATCTCTAAGTTGTATGGCATCCCTTACACAGAGGTAAACAAGGTCACAGGCGTGATGATGCAGGAGGCCACGCCCCTCGCAAAGAAGAAGCACGGCATCAAGGCTGGTATCTACGCCCCGACTTTTGAAGAGGTAAAGGAGTTCTCTACTTCTCTACAAAGCTTCTTGAGTAAGTACCCAGATGTCGCACACCATATCGACGCACTATATGGGCAGGTTCGCTCTTGTTCACGTCACGCTGGTGGTGTTGTTATCGGTGAAGATCTTGATCGCCGTATGCCACTTATCTCTTCTAAATCCGTTCGACAGACTCCTTGGTCGGAGGGCCAGAACGTCCGTCACTTGGAGCCGATGGGTTTCATTAAGTACGATCTCTTGGGCCTAGCAACACTTCGTATGTTCGAGGGAGCTATCACAAACATCTTGAAGCGCCGTCACGGTATTCAAGAGCCAACGTTCCAAGACATTCGTAAGTTCTACGATGAGAACTTGCACCCTGATGTGCTCGACCTAAACGATAGCAAAGTATACCGTAATGTCTTCCAGAAGGGCAACTGGGCTGGCATCTTCCAGTTCACAGAGCGCGGAGCGCAGGCATTGTGTCAGAGCGTCAAGCCAAAGAATATCATTGACCTTTCGGCTATCACTTCTATTTATCGTCCGGGTCCTTTGTCTGCAAACGTCGATAAGGACTTCATCAACGCCCGCCGCGCTCCGGGTATGATTACTTACTTCAACGAGAAGCATCGGGAGACCACAGAAGAGACTTATGGATTTCTTATCTTTCAGGAGCAGATTGCTCTTCTTGCTCACCAGTTGGGTAAGAACATCTCTCTTGACGAGGGCAATTCACTTCGTAAGGTTCTAACCAAGAAGGGAACAGGCAAGACCAAGAAGGTTCTTGCTTCGCTCTATGGCCGCTTTGTTGATGGTTGTGTTGAGAAGGGAATGAAGGCTTCCGATGCCGAAGACCTCTGGCGTAAGTTTGAGTTCTTCTCTGGTTACGGTTTCAACAAGTCTCACGCTGTTTCATACTCAATCATCTCGTATCAGTGTGCTTGGCTGTTCACATACTTCCAGCAGGAATGGCTTTGTGCATTCTTGGACAAGGAGCCAGAGACCCGAAAGGAGAAGGCAATCAATATTGCAAAGTCCTATGGCTACCACATCGAGCCTCTAAACATCAATACATCAGGCGTTTCTTGGGAAGTTAGCGAAGACGGTACATCATTTATTCAGCCGCTTACAAGTGTCAAGGGCCTAGGAGATACAGCAATCGAGCAGATTTTCAAGGGCCGACCTTTCCAGAAGGTTGAGGACTTCTTGTTCAATGAGAATATGCGATACTCCAAGCTCAACAAGAAGGCTCTAGATGTGCTATGCCGCAGCGGCGCACTTAACAATCTTATGGACGATAGGTTCTCAGGCAGAAAGCACTTCTGGTCGGCTATCGCAGTTGATCGGCCTCGTAAGCCAAAGAACTTGGACGAGAATATTACGCTCTATGAACCAGAAGGCGACTTCACTAAGGAAGAGGAAATCCAGTTCTTGGTCGAGCTTACAGGCCAGTTCCCTCTGAACAGGGTGATCGATAGCCAGATTCTTGATAAGCTCGACAATATGAATGTTGTACCTATCTCTGAGCATCAGAACGGCTACGGCTTGGTCTGGTGTATTCCAAGAAAGATTGTTGTGCGAACAACATCAACTGGCAAAGAGTACTTCCAAGTGGACGTAACCGACATAAACTCTTGCGATATTCGAATTCGATGCTGGGGAATTGACACCGGTATGGGCGATATGCTAGAACTCAACAAGCCATATATGTTGAAGCCACAGTACAATGCCCAGTGGGGCTTTTCTACACGAGGCCGTATCGGCAAGCTCTGGAAAAAGCTATCCTGAGCTTGACTTTAAAAATTTTTACTGGTACAATAGAAAAGTCCGTAGGAGGAACAAATGGGAATTGAAGATACAATCGAAGTTGGGCGGATTGTCCAACTAGAAAACGGCCAGAGCAGCATTCGCTTGCGTCGTGATTTTTATGAATTGTTGGCTGGACTTGCCGACAGGTTTGCTGACGAAGGCGAAGAAGCAGACATCGAGGATGGCACAATCACCGCAGATGTGCTTACACCGTTCTTGCAGAATGCTCTCCGCGAAGTTGGCATCCTCGGCGGTCTCACAGAGCCGCAAGCTTATGACCTTGTTGGTATGTATGTCGACCTTTGCCTAAACGATGAACGCCTTCACGAAGAGCTCTCAGCGAAGAGATTCACAGAAGTGTTGGAAGCAAGCCTTTTCGCTCTTGATTTGGACTTCTCGCTCCCAGAGAACGCAGGGCAGTCAATTCTAGACTCGCTAGCTAGCCAGAGGTTCTTTCAGCTTCTAGGCTGACACAAAGCCCCCGCCTTATGGCGGGGCATTTATAAAAGGTGGTATTATGTTTGACGATCTTAATGATTTGGAAATTCAGTTGATCCTTGTTAGCCTTGAGGGCTCTGTTGCCAACTGGGCCGCGTGCGTGGAGGAGAAGCAATATCCGAGGGGCTTTAACGAGGAGACAGCAATTGAGACCTTGAAGATGCTCACAAATCTTGCAGACAAGTTGGCACTTCGATACCACAGACGCATTGCTGATGACGCGGCGGCCTTTGAGAAAGAGATTTTCGGTGACCTTGATCTAGACGAACTAGTATCACAGGTCTTCCCGTCTAGCTTCGGGCCACAAGGAGGGCAGAGTAATGATGACGACTGGAACTAGCGTTTCGTTTGATTACGACAATACGCTCATCCGATACGAATATGTAAAGGACGAGGCAGGCAATGTCATCGATGCAGTCTACCGCGAGCCGCACCTAGGCAACATTCGCCTTATGCAGCAGTTAGCCAACGACGGCTACAGAGTTATCATTGTCACCGCAAGAGAGCAGGGCCTATCTTTTCCGAAGCACGATAAGTCCCCAAAGCCAGAAGAACTTGTCAAGGCTCTTAGGCTTCCAGTCGATGACATTTACTACACAGCCAACAGCTGCAAGATCGACACGCTTATGGAAAACAATGCCACTCTTCACTTTGACGACTGTGAAGTACAATGCTTGGATATGCTTAAGCATAAACAAAAGACCGGCCTAGGCCCGCTTCCTATTTTGGTCGATGCCCCGAGAGGTATTAATAACTTCCTGAAGCGCAAATTTAAGAAACTTATTGAGGAACGAAATGAAAGAAGCAGTTGACCACCCAAGCCATTATCAGAGTGGCGAATTAGATGAGGACGGAACTTCAAAATACGAGGCCATCAAAGTTATTGAAGCTTGGGGTCTTGACTTTCATCTCGGTAATGTGGTAAAATATATTTCTAGGGCGGGAAAGAAAAGCGAAAACGCCTTAGAAGATATGCAGAAAGCAAAATGGTATCTTGACCGCTGGCTTGAAGTCAGGGGAGGATGAAGTGAACATTTTTATGGACTTTTTAAACTAATTAAAATAGCCGACATACGACGCACTTATGTCGCAGAAGCAAGGAGTTTTAAGATGAAAACGATTATTGAGAACTGGCAGAGGTTTTTGAACGAGTCCAGCCTTTCACGTATCCACCAGCATATGACTGAACACGATACTGCTGTCATCACCGCATTCCGTGATGATCCCTTTGATGACGAAAAGTGTAGCGATAAGAGCAATGTCTCAACTGACACGGAAATGAGCCCAAAGGAAGCCAATCTTGAGCGTAACCGGCAACTCAAGGCAGCCCTTCTCCAGATGGGTTATGGCGTGACTGCTGTTGATGGTAACTATGTTGAGAAGTATGGAACACCAGAGGCGGTTGAAGTAGGCGAGAACTCGTTCTTCGTAGTAAATCTTCAAGATGATGCTGACTTCACAAAGAACATTGTAAAGCTTGGCAAGCTATTTTGTCAGGATTCTGTTCTTATTATTCCAAAGGGCGGCAAGACAGCATACCTTCACGGAACAAATGATGGCGACTTCCCCGGCCTTGACCAGAAGTATGATACTGGCGATTTCATTGCTGGAAAAGAAGCAGAGTTTATGACCCGTGTTGGTGGCCGACCATTCACTTTCACGGAAGGGAAGGAGCCTGTACTTGAAACCTTGCAGGATCACAGCAAGAACTCACGTTGGGTTATCCGAAAGATTTATAACAAGATTATGGGTTAAGAACCGCTGATTTGAGATAAGGGGAAGAACAATGAAGAACACAGTTGAACTACTCGGAACTTACGGCGACGACCTTACGCACGCTTGCTCAGCTTGGACATCGACCAGTCGTAATCTTACGCCCAACAAGTTGGCGCGTGTAGACAAGTTGTTGAATATGCTAGCTCGCGAAGGCCATATGACTCCGTTCGAGAAGAGCACGCTTCACTTCTTGGTATCAACAGATATTGCCAGCCACATTCATTTGCTTAAGCACCGAGTGGGCGTGAGCATCAACGCGGAGTCTGCTCGTTACAAAGAGTTTAAGATCGATAAGTATTACGTCCCGCAGGACTGGCCACAGGAAGAGCAAGATAATCTTGAGGCTTTCATTAAGGACGCCTACGACCGCTACCACGGCTGTATTGAGCGCCTTGAGGAGCAAGGCTACCCTCGTAAGCGCGCCAAGGAAAGCGCTCGCCTCTACCTTCCTTACGGAATCCAGATCACTTGCGACATTATGTTCAACTGGCGTTCCTTCGCTCACTTCCAGAAGCTTCGCAACGACGAGCACGCACAGGTAGAGATCCGCGAGATTGCTGCTGAAATGCTGCGCTTGGTCGAAGAGCGCGCCAACTTCCCATACACCATTGCTGCTATGCGCAATTGCGGTATGGTGCCTCTGGAGAGCGAAGAATGAAAGTCGGCGATAAGGTTGTGAAGATCGGGTATGAATTCCCAAGTGGAGTGCCCGAAGGCACTCTTGGGGTTGTAGCAGAAGCTTTCGGTGAGCACCTAAGAGAGGATCCCCTAGAGTATCGTAAACAAGTCTGCGTAAGCTGGGCAAATGGGGTAGGTGAATGGACTCATCTTGGATATGTTGAACTTCTGGAGAGCGAAGAATGATTGAGTGGAAAGAAACTAATGGTGACTTTACTGCTGTGTGTTCTTATGATACACTCACAGAATCTTACACTGTTGAAGTCACACATACAGATGGCAGGCAAGATAGCGCAACTTGGGTTCGGATGGGCTATGAGCCCAGATTTGGAATGGATGATCAGGACGCTCAAAGATCAATCCGTGAATCTGAAAGGATTTGTGTTAGAATGGAGAGCGAAGAATGAAGGTCGGTGATAGGGTTCGTCTTTCGCATTTCCACGGCTCTCTTACAGATCATTACCGTGCTTCACGAGCAGATGTAGGCGTAATCAAAAGCATTGAGGAAGAACCAGAACCAAATGTCCTAACACGATGTATTGAAGTCTTGTGGGATGACGGCATTAGTTGGCACTTTCGGCATAGGCTTGTTTTGGAGAGCGAAGAATGAAAAGATACTTTGCTAAACCCGACACTTGGTTCAAGGAAGGAACCGAAGCATTCTACGAAGAAGAAATGTTTCCAATTGGAACTCTATTTGATGAAGACGGCATTTCACGCGGGTCAGCAATCTACCGAGGAACTTATGTTATTGGCCCAAATGAGGGTTACGACACCTATTGGCACAGCAAAGGCTATAAAGAAGGCGACGAAGTTGAGATGAGAGAGCACTGCTGTAATAGCGAGTTTTATGTTTTGGAGAGCGAAAAATGAAAGTCGGTGATCTTGTAAGACCAAAAAGTAAGTGGGACGAAAACTTCAAAAAGAAAAAACACAGTGTTGGTATTCTTATAGACATTGAAAAAGACTTCTATCGCCACAACGATTATTTTCAAGACCGTCTGACTGTTTGGTGGATTCAGACCGATATGATTTCAAAGGAGCCTACTGCCTATGTGGAGGTTATGAAATGAGCAGGGAAGAGCAAATCGCAAAGGAAATCGCTCAAATGTCTGACGATGAAGTTATCCAAAATGCAAAAAAGTATTTCCCTGAATCTGCTGCAACTGCTGTTATGAAGCGTATGCTCACCAAATACGGACGCTTGGATGAACAAGTTTATTTTCTTGAGATTCTTCGTCTTGAATCTCTTTGTCGCAGAGCGGCAGAGGAGATCAAAATGCTTGACGACATTATCATTGATTACGAAGAGGGAAATGCGAGCATTCCAAAGAGAGAGGATGGTTGCTATGGTTATGCTTCTGTAAATCTGCTTTCAAGACTTGACGGACGGATTGGTGGGTGGTATACTATGGCTGAGCCAAACGAGGAGGGGTGATGAGCGCCGACAAGACTGAGACAAAGAAGAGATTGTTCCATCTTCATTACGACCCATACGAAGTGGATTGGGGCGCTCTTCCACCAGAGGTCTTCGACCAATACACAAATGCCTGTGAAGAGGTTGAGAACCCTGTGATTGTTGAATCCACACCAAAAAAGAAGCAAAGCCACTTTGAGAAGTTGTATCATATGAATCTTCTCGTGAACGAAAAAAAGGTTGACACAGAGACCTAAATACGCTATACTATGAACATAGAGTGAGGCGGTATTACGCAGGGTTCTACTGAGACGATATACGACCCGGTTCAAGGAATAAGAGTCTAACAAAGGAATACTTGAACACCTGTGGGTTTAGCCCCACCACTCTATTGCATAATGAAGTTACCCCTCTTGTAGCGGGTGGGACTGGAAACAGTCAGTTAGGTGGGTTGGTTGCCTAACACCTTTTTGGGAGAGAAGAAAATGAGCGATGAGTTTGTAGATAAGAAAGGTATTCGTTGGCGTCCTAAAGAAATGCTCGATAACTTGTCGCAGCGTCTCGAAACAGCCAAAGCATTTCACAAAGTTGCCGTAAGAGAAAGAGACTATGAAAGAACTCTCTGCGACCGATACAAAAAAGAACTGTACGAACTTCGCTCACTTTACGAAGGTGTTCTTTCTCGCATAAACAAGCTGGAAGACGACACAAGAGCAGCGATAGAGTTTGCCGACCTCGCAGAAGACGATAGGGGAGCAGAAATGATCTTGGAATTCTGCGATGACATTACAAAGTTGGTTGGAGAGTGAGAAATGGATAGGATCGCAAAAGTAATGTTTCATAAAGGCGACTTTGGAATCTGCCGAGCAGCTATCATACAGGCAGAAGAATACTGGAAAGCAGCAATAAACGACGAAGAAATGCGACCCGCAGGTTGGGCAGAAGAAGATTGTACGAATATTGTCAAGAACCTGCAAATGGTGAAAGAAAAGATTGACTTGGTTCTCGGAATGGACTATAATGACATTAGACAAGAAACTTGGGATAGTCTTGTAGAGGATGTTAGCAAATGAAAACAGTTAGTTCTATTGTTCAATCAGAGATTCTTCAACAACTGCTGGAAAACCAAAGGCGTTTTGCCGAGGTTGCTAAACCTCCTCTCTATCCCAAGACTTGGAAGGAGTTTCGCAATCGAGAACTCGCAAACTATATGAGTCGTGAAAGGGGAAAGAAGCGTCTTCGTAAGAAGAAGGCTCTCAAGAGAATGCGAGAAGTCTGGGGTTTCTATCTTCTCACTCGACCAGTAAGCCATTTTGTGAACTACCAAGAGTTGGGAAGAAAACTGTTTCCAGTTGAACCACTTCCAGATGGTGCAAAGCCCATTTACAGCAATCACACTGATAACGAAAGGCATCGCATCGCAGAGATTATCAGAGGGAAGATCAAATGAGTTCTAGCATCGAAATCAAAACAGACGGCTGCAAGTCTCTTTACCTTGATATAAATACCACAGGCGTAGAGTTTGAGGCTTGGAATCAAGATTATCCAGAAGCGGAACTTATTACGATGTGGTTTGATCTGAAAGATAAGGAAGATCGAAAGGCAATCAAGAATCTTATTTCACATCTCCAACATCAGTTGCAGGTTCACGAAACACCCCCTTATTCTACTTGTCCTTCTTGTTCTTGGCTAAAAAGAGAGCGAGGTGTTGAAGCCTGTGAGGAGCATAGCAAATGATTGGAACAGCAAAGAGGCTTGTTGAATGTCGTTATTTCCGGTGGCTTCCGGGTATGCGAGACTTGGGTGGAAACTTCTATCTTGGTCAAAGGGCAAATGCACCAGAAGGTGTTCATATGTGGGCCGGTTTTGATAGGGGAAGTTGGGAATGGAACGAAACCGAGTTTGGACTACCAGACCTTGAAGACCCCGCAACCCTTGGATGCGTTCTTGCTTTGGTTCGCAACGCTTGGAAAGACGACGGCATTGCGTGTGTGACGGGTTCTTACACCGCAGAGTCAGGTTACAGGTTTCGCATCGTTGGCGGAATGCACCAAGATACAAAGTTCTTTATGATGAGCCAAAAGCATTACCTCTCAGAAGGTGAGGCACTTGCTGCTGCTTTGGAGTTAGCAGGATGAAAGAAAGTATTATTGTCCTTTCGGATGACGCTGTGATTATAGACGGTAGATTATTTACCGCCAACACCTATCCAAATAGTTGTCCAAAGTGTTATAGTGAGATATATTGGAGCAAGCAAGATGGCTTTTACCCCAGACCCGGTTGCGTAAAATGTGACATATGGTTTGACAAAGTTTATTGTAAGCCGTGAGGAAATAAATGACTAACGAAGATTTTAACAAGAATATGAGCAGAATGTTCTTTCGTCTTGGAAATGCTTTCCGTGATGTAAGAGACAATATGATCGAAAACTTTGGAAGAGAAAACGATACATCAGAACTTCTCTTTCGCCTTGAAGAAGTTTGCGATATTATGATTGAGAATTATGGGGAGGAAAAATGAATAACCCTTGTAACGAAATCTGTATTGGGAAGGTGGATGATGTGGTTGAGTGGTGGCAGATCAACTCCTACAATGCCGGTTACCACAGAGGACTAAACACAGAATACCATAATATTCCAATCAATATTCTTTTCACCAAGTGGATTGCTGATGTTCGCAGACCAGCATCAGAAGCACTTGATATTGTTGCCTTCGAGAAAGGTTACAACGACGGCATTGAAGATTACGAAGAGTCTATGAAAGGCGATAAAGACGTAGCAGCAACTACAGCAGGTTGGGAAGAGTAATGGATATTAGACTAGAAAACAACAAAGACACTTTTCGCGGAAGAGGCAAAACCATCGAGGAGTTGAAAGAACAACTTGGTGCTCTAAAGTCTATTATTCGCCAAACCTACAAGGCGATTGGCTGCTCTGACGATATTATCGAAGGAGAAGATTGGGGAGGTTTGCCTTCAAGGGTTGCTTGTCTCAAAGCGGCTGTTGATCTTGGAACCCATCAAGAACTGGATATTCTTCACGACCGTCCTCACAAGGAAGTAGGAAGGGGAAGAGCGGCAAGGGTCCATAGAGTTCCAACTGCTGATGAGATGGTCGCGGCTCAACAAATGACTGCACCAACAAGGCTGGAAATTGAATGGAGAAACATTCAAAAAGTGAACGAAGACACTACAAAATGGTATACCTGCGCTCATTGCGATGCGGGCTACCCAGATCAAGAATGTACTTGCAAGGAAGACAAATAATGTGGGAACTTTGGGAATGGAACGGCCATTACATCAAGGGCAAGAAACTAAAAAGGTCCAAGACAAAGAAAACCGTTTTTGATTATGCCGAGAAGAATCTTGAGTATGTAAAGATTGCAGAAGGCTTGCCCGGAGAATGGTATCTTGAAAACCGCATTGGGCTCGCAGTTGGAATGATTATTGACAATAGGAAGAAGAAATGAAGAACACATTGAAAGCAGTAATTATGGAGCTAGAAGCAAAAGAAGCAAAGGCACAAGCAACCATTGAGCTTTATCTCAACAATGCAGTTGCCATTGCAGACCACAGCGAAATCCTTGATGAGATCACCAAGTGGGCGAGCTTTGGTGCCGAAGCGCGAGACACGAGAGAGTATTTGCTATCAGAGTTTGGAGAGGACTGAAATGGATAAGGGATACAGCTTGCATTTGGGCGATTGCCTAGAGATTATGGAAAGCATCGAGACAGATTCAGTAGATATGCTTCTCGTTGACCTCCCATATGGCACCACACGATGCCGTTGGGATCAGGTTATCCCTCTAGACAAGCTCTGGCCACACTACAACCGCATTGTAAAACATAATGGCGCTATGGTATTCACAGCCGCCCAGCCTTTCACAAGCGTCCTCGTAAGCTCTAACATTAAGAACTTTCGATACAATTGGGTGTGGGAGAAGTCTAAGGCTACCGGTTACCTAAACTCTAAGCGTATGCCACTTAAGGCTCACGAAGACATTTGTGTTTTCTATCGCAAGCTCCCAACATACAACCCACAGATGTGGCAGGGCACTCCATACAATAAGGGCCAAGCGTTGCGCGAGACAGATGTGTACGGAGCACAGACCAGCGTCCTCGTCAAGAACGACACCGGCCTTCGCTACCCAAGAACAGTGCAATACTTCAAGACTGCTGAGTCAGAGGGCGACTCGCAGCACCCAACGCAGAAGCCGCTATCGCTTATGGAGTATATGATCAAGACGTATACCAACGAAGGCGATGTTGTGCTTGACAATGCGATGGGGTATGGTACAACTGGTGTGGCAGCGCTTAACACAAACAGGAAGTTTATCGGTATCGAGCTAGACAAAGAGTGGTATGATCGTGCCGAACAACGGATCCAGAGTACCTTGACATCTACTTGACATTTAAAACTCTCCTCCTGTGGTATACTAAGAAAGTAAGGAGGAAAGAAAATGCTCTCTGTAGAAAACATCGGCTATGCGTGTATTAATCTCGAACTCAACGAGCGACCAAAGAAGCACCGTGTCACGACCAATCGTGCTATGGTGCGTCGTACTTTTGACAAGAAGGGCGTAGCTTACGCTTCTGATTTGGCATACCACAACGTTCAAGATCTCTACAAGATCCTTCAGTGGAACGAGGCCAACAATTTCAAGTTCTTCCGCTTGTCCTCGAATCTTTTTCCTTGGCATTCTCAGTACGACTGGGAAGAGATGCCTATGCACGACCGAATCGTCGAGTGGCTTCAAATCTGCGGCAACTATGCCAAGCAGCACGGCCATCGCCTGACCACGCACCCCGGCCCATTCAACAAGTTGACCAGCGCTGACGAGCGTATCATCAACAACACAGTCCGAGATCTAGAGGCACACGGCTGGATGTTTGACCAGATGGGCCTTCCCCGCTCGCCATTTGCAAAGATCAACATTCACGTCGGCGCTACCTATGGTGACAAGCAGATGGCCTGCGACAACTTCTGCAGAAACTTCGAGCGCCTTTCTGATTCTGTCAAGTCGCGACTCACTGTAGAGAATGACGACAAGGCTAGCCTTTACTCTACCAGAGAGCTCTACGAGATGATCTACGAACGTATCGGTATCCCTATCGTTCACGACGTTCACCACCACAAGTTCTGCACGGGTGGTCTCTCACAGGAAGATGCTATGCAGATGGCAGCATCCACTTGGGGCGATGTCCGCCCAGTAATCCACTACTCTCAGTCTCGTGCCATCGAACACAATGATCCGAAGATCAAACCACAAGCACACTCCGACTCCTACTGGGAGCCAGTTGAAACATTTGACATTGACGTGGATGTGATGCTTGAAGCTAAGCACAAAGAGAAAGCCGCATATGCAATGCGCGGAATGTTGTTCGGATAATAGTTGACTGAAAGAAATTAATTTGGTATAATAACTTTAGAAAGAAAAGGAGTGACTTATGTCCCACAATGATGAAACACGCGCAAAGATGATTGAGTACATTCGAATCCTGAAGTCCATTGAGGATGAGATGGAACCTTACAAGGAGGCCAAGCGCGAGCTTCGCTCCGATTTCACCAGCAACGGCTGGTTGACCAAGGAAGATATTTCTCACATCACTCGCGCTTACCGTATGCTCAAAAAGAATGAGAGTATCGATGAACTCGTTGAAGCCTACGCAGCACTCACAAGTGTGCGAGGGGGCTCCGATGATGCTTGAGTATGTAGCGCTACCACACTGCCAACACAAGCCAACCCGCGCTAATCCATCTGATGCGGGTCTGGATCTTAAGTTCAACCCAAAGGACGGGGCACCAGCTGTTCTTCGCTCCGGCGAGTCCGCTATTCTCGCAACTGGTCTTAAGTTTGGAATCCCGCACGGTTTTATGATGCAGATTATGAACCGTTCTGGCAATGCAGCCAAGCGCTCCCTCTTTGTGGGCGCTTGCGTTGTCGACGCAGGCTATGATGGCGAGGTGTTCGTAAACCTCCACAACTTCAGTAAGATGAGTCAGACCATCAACCCCGGCGACAAGATCGCACAGGGCGTTGTAATTCCTGTCTTGCCAGTGCGTTTTGTGGAGACTTCTGTTAGCGACCCTTACTGGTACCCAATTGCTATCTCTGATCGTGGCGATGGCGCTCTAGGGAGCACAGGACAATGAATCGTAAGCAGCGCAGAGCATTGAAGAAGGACAAGGGTTCTTCCGAACTTGATTCGCATATGGCTTTGTTTGGTAAGCTGCCAGATCAGTGCCTAGCTTGTGACAAGTCCTTCGACAAGAAGGATCGCGATATGGTTATGTCTTGGTCGGTGGTTGTACACCAGAGCACAGAAGAGGTTCGCCTCTACTGCCCAGACTGCTGGGACCGAGCCAACAGCATTGTAGCAGAGATGAAGGAACGTATTGAAGCAAGAATGGAAGGTGAAGAATGAGTTTTCAGCCAAGATTTAAAATGTACATCAAGCCTACTTGTCCATTCTGTATTGAGGCACGCCGCATCATTGTAGAAGAGCTCCAGATGGGAGTAATGTCGGAAGACGTCACTGATGATAAGCTTCTCCGTGAGCGTCTAAAGCAAGAGACAGGTGTCAATACAGTGCCACTAATTTATTTTGGCGATCAGTTTATTGGCGGCTGCACCGATCTCAGGGCAGCTATCGATAGCGGAGAAATGGAAAAATACATTCTCAGAGAAGAGAATACTTACCTTAAAAATGAAATCAGCTTTTTGCGAAGGAGTATCGGATGAGTAAGAGAAACAGCACATCGGCTTGGAAGCCTAAGAAGCAGTGCAAGAAGACCTCAATCGGTCGTGGTCGTGGAACTCGTTACAAGGCGAAGGCATCTAACGGCACAGTGCCGAAGGGCTACCGTAAGCGTTACCGAGGGCAGGGCCGATAAATGAACTTTTTCAGTAAGGAGCCAGCACTATCATTTGACGATGTGCTCTTGCTCCCACAACATTCAGATATTGTTTCTCGCTCAGAGGTCTCTATGGCATACGAGCTAGAGAACATTGAGGGCCACATCTTTAGGCTACCAGTGGTCTCTAGCCCTATGGACACAGTTACCGAGTTCGAGACAGCCAAGCAGATGTTTGAGTCTGGCGGCTTTGGTATCGTTCATCGTTACCTCTCAGAGATAGAGCAGAAGAATATCTCTCTAAAATGTGCAGAGCAGGGCATCATTGCAGGCTTTGCAGTGGGAACTGGCTCACAGGATCGTGAGCGTGCAAGGTTCCTTATTGAAGATGGCCTCGCGGAAATCATTTGTGTTGATGTCGCACACGGCCATCATATTGCGGCTGCCGAGATGGTATCTTTCCTATCAAAGAACTGGGGCGACCAGATTCATATTATGGCAGGGAATGTAGCAACTCTAGAAGGGTTTAACTTCTTGGCAGACGCAGGGGCACACTCTGTTCGCGTTGGTATTGGCGGTGGCTCTATCTGCTCCACAAGGATTCAGACAGGCCACGGCTGCCCAACATTGCAGAGCGTAATTGATTGTGCAAAGTCAGACCGTGACGCACTTTTGATTGCAGATGGTGGTATCCGTACAGCTGGCGACATTGTAAAGGCTCTAGGCGCAGGCGCAGACCTAGTAATGCTTGGTTCAATGTTGGCAGGTACCGACTGCAGCCCCGGCGACATTATTGAGCACGATAATGGCGAAAAGTGTATGGAGTATCGAGGTATGGCTTCACGCCGAGCACAGACAGCTTGGCGCGGCAAAGTTGCTTCCAAAGAGGGAGTTGCAAGCCATATCCCATACAAGGGCGAGCTAGAAGCGGTCATTGCAGATATTCAGGATAGACTACGTTCTGGGCTATCTTACAGCGGAGCCCGTAGCATTGAGCAGTTCCAGAATACTGCACTATTTATTATGCAAACTAGCGCAGGCTGTAGAGAGAGTAATACTCACATTTCCAGCCTTGCAAAGGGTGTACGGGATTAATGTCGAAGATTGGTACTTCAAGCAAGAAAGTGGTCTTCTATGAGTCGGACAAGAAATACGCTGACTTTCGTATTGCTTTAAAGACTGATGGCTTTACTCAAGCCAACTTTATGAGGACTATCATCCACGCCTACATCAGGCGTGACAAAGACTTGATGCCGTTTATCGAAAAGATGCTCAAGAAAGAGGTAGATGTACCTAGGGCTTGGGTAAGACAGTCTAGAATGAAGAGAGAATCGGCTGAAGAGAAAATGAAGAACTTGGGCCTTTCAGATACCGAGATCGATAACATTTTCGACCTTATTGCTGATCAAGAATAAAAAAAGTCATTATACACTAAAAAGAACTATTTATTATGAAAACCGAGAAGGTTTAGGAGAAATTCGCAATGTCTAAGAAGAATCTTTTGAATGAATCACAGATTCGTAAGTTTATGAAGTACGCTAATATCAGCTCCCTAGCAGACACCTTCATCAGCGAAGGCTACGATATGTCCGAAGAGGAAGTAGTAGCTGAAGAAGAGATGGGTGCCGAGATGGCCGAGATGGATATGGCTGCTGGCGATATGCCAGCTATGGACGATATGGATCTCGATGCTGACGTAGAGGCTGCTGACGCAGGCGACGCTGGCGTTATGGATAGCGAGGACGAGGTTGCTGACTTTGTTGGTGAGCTAATCGACGTTATCGAGAAGGCCACTGGTGTTAAGCTCTCAATGGAGCGCGCAGACGACGCTGACGATATGGCTGATGAGGACGCTGCCGAAGATGCCGAAGAGGCTATCGAAGATCTCGCTGACGAGATGGCAGACGAGGCTGAAGCTGAAGCTGCTGCTGATGACGCCGAAGAGGCTGCTGACGAAGACGAGGACGAGGCCGCAGAGGTCGAGCTCGACGAGACCGTCACCCGCATCGCCGAGAGCGTAATGGCCCGCATCAACGACGCCAAGGCCAAGAGAGCATCCGTTGAGCAGATTGCAGAGAACATCG